ATCTCGCCTATGTTTTTCACTGGCAACCGTCCGAACTCTTAGCGTTGACGCCGGGCGATTTGCACGACTGGTATAAAGAAGCCGAAAGGCTTCTAGCGGGGGGCGAGAATGCCAGCTGATTTTAAAGTAAAAGCGGTCATAAAGGCCGTTGATAAAGCGTCCGCTCCTATTCGCCGGATCTCGGGTGTTATCTCGGGGAAGCTCACGCGCGGACTAAAGCGCGCCGGGAGCGCAGCTAAACGCGCGGCGCTCGCAATGGGTCGGCTCGCGATGAAAGCGGGTCTTTTAGGCGCGGCGGCGGCCGGCGTTGCGGCGGTAGGCTTTCTAAAACTCGTTGATTCCCAGCAAAGATCGCTCGATTCAATGGGGAAGCTTGTTCGCCGATCGGGGATCGCGATCGAAGCTTATCAAGAGCTTCGACATGCGGCCGATCTCGCGGGCGTATCTCACGAAGGCTTTGACAAATCCTTAGCTAAATTCACCCGAAATCTAGGCGACGCGAAAGCGGGCGTCGGCGCAATGACGACGCTCTTAAAAAAGAATGCGCCGGTATTTTTGGAGCAACTCAAAAACACGAAAAACGTCGGCGAAGCTTTCGAATTTATGGTTTCGGCTATGGGGAAGATCAAAGATCCAGCCGAACGGGCGAGTTTAGCCGCCGCCGCATTTGGTCGATCCGGCGTCGAAATGACCTTGATCCTAGAAGGCGGCGTTAAACAGCTCCGCCGGGCTAAACAGGAAGCTCACGAATTAGGACTCGTTTTAGGTAAAGACGCGACCGACCAGGCCGAAATATATGTCGATGAAATGACCCGGCTTAAAGGCTCTTTGAAAGGTTTGAGCATGGAGATCGGTTTCGTTCTTGGGCCGGAAATGACGAAGCTCGCGAAACGAATGAAAGATTATATCGTTCAAAACCGCAAATTCTTAGCGCTCAAGATTCGAGAGGTATTTCTTGAAATAGTTGAAGCGGTTAAAGCGGTTTGGAATTGGCTTGGGGCGATCGATTGGGCGGAAGTGGTCAAAGATTTGAGGAAGTTCGGATCGACCGTTTCGAGTCTTGTTGACGAAATCGGGGGCCTTAAAAACGCGTTGATCGAATTGGGCGTCTTTATGGCCGGGAAGTTTGTTTTTCAGATTGGCGCCGGTTTGTCGGCGCTCGGGGGCGCGGGCGGCGCGGCCGGCGGCTTCGGGAGTCTGCTGTCCGCCGCCGGCATATCGGCGGGCGGCGCTTATGCGGCCGCGTTTTTACTCGGGACGGCGGCTCTTTATGTGGGGATCCGTGAGCAACTCAAACAAACTCAAGACGATTGGCGACAGAAGAAGTTAAACAAGAAATTGAGCGAAGCCAGCGACGCGCTCGCGCTCGGAGGCGGCGGGAAGAAAGCGATCGCAATTCACGACGATAGCGGGAAAGTCATAAACGACCCTATGGATCAATTCATAGCGGGAGCGAAAAACCGTTTTAGCCCCGGCGGATCGAAGAAAAAAGCGGCCGATCTAATGGCGCAACCGCAGCCGAGCTTATTGATTACAGATCCGACGAAGCTCGCGCCGCTCAAAATCAACACGGGAGCCGGGTCGACGAACGCCGGATCGACCGACGTTTTGATTCGTTTTGATAATCCGCCCGACAATATGAAATTGATCAAGATCAACGATAGCGACAAAACGCGAACGCGGACAACGGTCAAACTGGGAAAAAGGAAGGTCGCTCGATGAGTTGGCGCGAAGGTCTTATAGACGCGAGTTTTCGAGGTATCTACTTCGAAGTCGAGGCGACGAAAAGCAAATTCGGTCGTCGGACGACGCGCCACGAATACCCAAAACGCGACACACCAGCGATCGAAGACTTAGGGCGCGCAACGCGGGAGCTTCAAATGACCGCGTTTATTATCGGCGACGATTACATGGCCCGCCGCGACGAATTGATCGAAGCGGCTGAAGAACCGGGAAAAGGCGTTTTAGCTCATCCCTTTATCGGGGAGCTCGACGTTTATTGCGAAGCTTTCGAACTCTCGGAAACGACCGCCGACGGCGGAATGGCGACGATCGCGTTTTCGTTCGTCGAAGCGGGCGAACTCAGCTTACCTACCGCGAATTCCGAAGCCGCTTCGGCGGCCGGATCCGCTTCGGCGAAAGTGATCGACGACAGTCTAGACAATCTCTTGAAGGCTTTCGACGACGCGCTTGACGCGGTCGGCGACGCTATGAGCGCCGTCAACGCCGCAACAGACGCCGTTCGCGACGCGCTCCATTCGCCGGGAAAAATTGTTGGTAAGATAGGCGCCGCCGTCGCGGCCGCCGACGCTATCGCGGATAATATCGCGGATCTCGCCACAAACCCGACCGATCTCGCCGCCCAGGTCGAAAAGCTTTTTACAGCAATCGCCGACGCCGACGCGATTTTCCTCTTTTTGAAAGCGTCGCCGCCGGTCATTGATGCGACGACGAACGAAAAAGCGATCGCGCATTCCTACGCGCAAAACGGTTTGGCGGCCGCCGGTCTTGCGTTGGTTTCCGACGAATTCGACACCTACGAAGAAGCCGAAGAAGCCGCAAACAAGTTCGCGTTTTTTGTGGATACGGAAGCCGCGAATACGTCCGGCGCGGTTTTCGATTCGCTTTCTAGTCTCAAGAATGCGGTTATTGCGGCCATTTACGCGAACGCGATCAAGCTTCCGAAGCTCAAAACGATCGACGTTTTCATGGCGTCGTCGATTCCGCTCGCTTTTGAGCTGTACGGGGACGCCGAACGAGCGGACGAAATCACGCGTCGCAATAAGATCGCGCACGGTGGTTTTATTTCGGGCGCGTTGCGGGTGCTAAGTGAGTGAAGAATCCGTATTGCTTCGCGTCTTCGGTCGGGATTTCGACGGGTGGAAATCGCTTGAAATCGTTTCTTCGTTAGAAAACGCCGCGCGAGCTTTCCATTTTGTCGCGTCGGAGCGTTGGCCGGGCGAATCAAATCCGATCCGATTGAAGCCGGGATCACCTTGCGAAGTTCTAGCGGGGGGCGACCTACTGATAACCGGCTATATTGACAGCGTTCAAATAGCAGCGAGCGCGGGCGCGCACGAAATAGCGGTCGCGGGCCGAAGCAAAACCGCCGATCTTGTAGACTGTTCCGCCGAATTTGAGACGGGGCGTTGGCGTAATAAAAAGATCGAGCAAATCGCAAACGATCTTGCGAAACCTTACGACGTCACTATTAAAGCCCAGGTCGACACCGGCGACAAAATAAAAAGACACGCGATCCAAAGGGGCGAAACCGTTTATTCGTCGATCGAAAGGCTCGCTCGTTTGCGGGCGTTGCTTGTGACCGATAACGCGGACGGCGATCTAGTTTTGACACGCGCGGGCAATTTCGCGACCGACGCCGGCGGCGGCGTTGTATTCTCCGAAACCGGGACGGGGACCGCTTCGACCGCGTTGGTCGTTGGCGAGAATGTCATTTCTTCGCAAGTCTCTTTTGATATGTCCGGTCGCTTTTCAGAATACCGGGTCAAAGGGATCCGGGCGGGCGACGATCTGGATTTCGGGGAAGTGTTGCAAACGTCGGCCGAATCCGAAGATTCGGACGTTGAGCGAACACGCGTTTTGATTGTCGAACCCGAAGCCCGGAGCGACAAAAAGCGTTGCAAAGTCCGCGCGGATTGGGAAGCCGCGACGCGTTTCGGGCGCTCGCTTTCGTTGACTTATATCGTCCAGGGTTGGCGCCAGGAAGACGGGCGTTTGTGGGAAGTCAATAATATGGTTTCGGTTGTGGATGCGCTCGCCGGAATTGAAGCGGATTTATTGATCGTCGAAGTCGTTTTTTCGATTTCTCAAAACGGCACGTTGACGACGTTGACGCTTTCGCCGGTCGAAGGCTTCGAGCCTATCGCGCCGCAAAAAAAGAGACCGCGAACAAAGAAAGCCGGAACGAAAAAAGGCGCGTTCGACGAAATAAAAGAAGGGGTCAAGGTTTCGCAATGAGTTTTTTCGACGATATAGCGCCGATCAAGCAACGTGTTTTTTTGATGATAGGGCGCGGCGCGGTGCTGCTTTCAGACGCCGCGAAGAAAATGCAAACGCTACAACTCAAGGTGCGCGGCGACGCGACCGACGACGACTTGGAGCATTTCGAACCCTACGGATTCACCTCGAGACCCAAAGACCCGGACGCCACAGGTCAAGCCGAAGCGGTCTTCGTGTCGATTGGCGGCAATAACGATCACCAGATAGCGATCGTCGTTGGCGATCGTCGCTATCGTTTGAAAGATCTTGAAAAGGGCGAAGTCGCTCTTTTTGATGATCAAGGGGCTTTCGTCAAACTCTCGAGCGCGGGGATTATCGTCGAACCGGCCGCAGGGCAAAACGTCGAACTAGGCGCCGGGGCGACAAAAGGCGTTGCGCGGGAAGGTGACGCGGTTTCCGTGACTATCCCGGCCGGCTCTTTTTTAACGGCCGCGACCTCCGGCGTTTTAAACCCGGCTCCCGTGACGGTTTCCGGGACTATTCAGGCCGGATCTCTAATCGTCAAGGCGTCCGACTAATGCTAGAATCGGATCCGAAATGTTGAGTTATCACGAAATAAAGATCGAGATTTTGCGGCGTGTTTTCGCTGGATCTCTCGACGCCGACCAGGGCGAGCGGCTTGTTTATTTAGCCGCCGAATCGGGCGACGTGTCCGGGGGCAATGATTCCGAAGCCGAAGACGCCGACAAATCACCGGCATTGATTCGGGCTTATGTTGATTCGTTGGAGGCGCGATAAATGGGCGATCTCCAAGAATACAGGCTCGAGAAAATAGCCGATTCGATCGGGCTTTTAGCGCTTGAAGATCCGACGACCGCGATCGGCTCGAATGTTGACGACGCCGACGCCGCGCTTTCGATAGGCTTCGACTTTGATTTTGATAATACGACTTACACAACGTTGACCGCGAACACAAACGGTTATGTTCGTTTAGCGGGGTCGTTGAGTAGTTTCGACAATACAAAGCTTTATACGCCATACGCTCGAGTCATTTTCTCGCCGTGGTGGGATGATCTCAAAACGTCCGACGTCGGCTATATAAAAGCCGAAACCGTCGGCACAGCTCCCGATCGCCGTTTTGTTTGTGAGTGGCGAACTTTTCAATATTTCAACGAGAGCGCGACAAACAAACGCGAGATCGTTTTCCAGGTTGTTTTATACGAAACGACGAACGCGATCGAATTTCGGTACGGGGATCCGACGGTCGTCGGGGTGCCCGGAACCACTAGTTCCGCGAGCGTCGGCGTAAAAAGAGATTCGGCAAGCGGCGCCGACGCGAACGCGCGCGACTTTTTTGGTTCCGGGCATCCTTTCGGGGGTGCGTCCAAGTCTCTTTGGAATACGACGCTTTCAAGCGTTCCAGGGGACGACTTCCCAGGGGACGCGACGAATTCGCAAGAAAACGAACGTTATTATTTCAGATTTTCGCCGCTCGAAAAAAGCTTAGAAATCAGCGGCGCCGATTCGATAACGCTCGACTTTTCCGCCGGGCTTCCGACGCCGCAAAGCGTTGACTTGATTCCGGCGCCTAATACTTCCGAGTTTTTAGACTTCGCGCAAATCGTCGAGATCTCGCTTTTTTCGTGGGCGCGAGCGGAAACCGGCGACGAGTTGCCGGTCGCTTCCGACGGTCCGCGCGGTTTCTGGGGTGCTCAATTTGGCACGAACGGAAACGACAATTTCGGATCGCGGCTTTGGCTTTTGGAGCGTAGCAAAGACACGCCGAAAAACCGCGAGCGGGCGCGCATGTATGCGAGCGAAGCTCTGCAATGGATACGAAAAGAAGGGCTCGCGGAATCCGTTTCCGTTGAGCTGGAAGAAACCGAATCCGGGACCGTCGGCTTTGTCGTGACAATCACGCGCGGAACGCCGGCCGTTTTTACGATTCCGCGACTTTGGGAGCGTTTGAACAATGCCACTTGACACCAACTATTCGACGCCGACGCTTAGCACGTTGATTGACCGAATCGAAAGCGACTTCGAGACCCGGCTTCCGGGCGAAGGTGCGAAAATAAAGCGAACCTTTCTCTATGTCGCGTCGCGAGTTCTTGCGGGCTCAATTTATGGCGTTTACGGGTTTTCGAAATGGCTTTCGCGTCAACTCATCTACGACACGATCGACGATATTGACACGCTCGAGCGTGTCGGGGCGGTTTGGGGTATTACGCGAATCGAAGCGACCAAAGCGACCGGAAGTTTCGGTTTCACCGGGACACCGTCAACGGCGATCGCGGCCGGGACGGTCGTCGCCAGGGCGAACGGCGTCGAGTATGTGACCGACGCTCTTTTGACGCTTGACGCGGGCGGCGCCGGATCGGTCGCCGCGACCGCGTCCGTCGCGGGGGCTTCGGGTAACATAGCCGACGGGGCGGAAATTTTAGAGATCTCGAACGCGATCGCGGGCGTCAATTCGTCTGTTGCGGTGTCGGTTATGTTCACCGGCGGAAGCGATCAAGAGACTTTTGACAATTTGAAAGAGCGGCTATTAAGCCGGATCCGCGAGACTCCACAGGGCGGCGCGGCCGCCGATTATGTCGCGTGGGCGACGGAGACGGAAGGAACGACGCAACCAGTCGATCGCGTTTGGGTCTTTGGGCCGCCAAACGCGGCGGCCGGCGAAGTTATTGTTATGTTTGTTCTTGAGGGAACCGGATCGGCTATCTTTCCAGGTTCGGCCGACGTTCTTCTAGTGACAAACAATATAGACGCCTTTGATTCATTTACAGGTCTATCGACGCGCCGACCGGTTACAGCCGATCTGAGTTGCGGATCACCAGGGCAACAGGCGACGACGCTTTCGATTTCTATCAGTCCGAACGACGCGACGACACAAGAAGCCGTCGAAAGTGAGATCGAAGCAATGTTCGTCCGCGAATCCGAACCAGGCGGAACGATCAAAAACTCGAAGTTGCACGAAGCAATCAGTCGCGCGACGGGTCTCGATTTCTACGCGTTGACCGACGTTAATGGTTTGGGCGCGTCGTCCGATATTATCGCGGGAGCTTGGGACACCTTGACCTATGTCGGCGCGATTACTTGGAGCGCTGCTTAAATGGCGAACGGATTTACCAGGCCGCGACCGGAAGAATACCGCGAACAATTGTTTCGACTTTTGCCGCCGGGTCCGATCTGGGTGACCGAACTCGGAACGCGGCTCGCGGGCTTTTTGCTCGCGGTCGGCGACGAATTAGCGCGGGTCCATTCGCGAACGCTTGATTTGCTCGATATTGAAAGCGATTGGACGAAGACCGACGAACTTCTAAAAGATTGGGAACGCGTCGCCGGTTTGCCGGATATTTGCAACGATAATCCGTCAACAGATCAAACGGTCCGACGTCAAACGCTACATGCGAAAATGACGGCGGTCGGCGGGCAATCGCCGCACTATTTCAAAACGATCGCCGATCGAGCCACCGGCGAAGATTGCACCGTTTCGGAATCGCTCGGAACCGCGCCGTTTCATTGGGATATTAGCGTCCCGAATAACGACGTCGAAGAATTCAAAGCGGGTCAAGCAAAGGCCGGCGACGAGCTGGCGAACTATGCGAGCGGCGTCGACGAACTTTTTTGTTTGTTGGAGCGAATAAAGCCCGCGCACACCGTTTTAACTTACACATTCCCGAACAACGACCCGGAGACTTAAACCAATGTATAGAATCGACAATTCAACGAGCGTCGGCATTGCGCCGACCGTACCAGCCGCCGGAACAGAGGGTTATTTTACGGAGATCACACCGGCGACGACGGTAGACGGTTGGTGGCTCAATATGATTCAAGACGAGTTACGGGCTTTGGCGTTGATGAAAGGCGGCGGAACTTCAAAAACAAACAACGCGCAATGCGCGGACGCGCTCGCAGCGATAAAAGCGATCGACGCCGACGCGACGGACACCGGCTCGATCACCAGTCTATTAGGAAACGCCGTTATCGCTTCGGAGACTTCGAAAGCCGCTTCTTCGTCGGTCGCTTGCGTTGTCGGTAGCACCGGCGCCGAAGCTTTGGGCGAGCGATCGAGCGTTGTCGCTTCGTGGAGTTCCGGCGGATCCGGCAACGTCGAAGCCGGGGCGGATCAATCATTTATCGCGGCGTGCGGCGGATCGGCGAGCGCGGCGCTCGGGACGTTGACGGGCGCTTATTCGGCAATCATTGCGAGTTATGGAAATATTCAGGTTTCCGGCTCGAATTCTTTCGTTGCGGCTTGCGACGACGGGACATTTTCAGCGGTCACGGGCGACCAGGCGGCGATCATAGCAGCGACCGAAGCGACGGTTTCCGGCGCGAATTCGGTCGTTATTGCGTCGAGTACATGCGACGCGACCGCCGGGCAATCCGCCGTTATTGCTTCAGAGGGCAACTCACAAGCGAACGGACAGGCTTCGGCCGTTATCGCGGCCGGGGGCGCGTCGCTCACGGAGGCCGATTTCAGTTTGATCGCGGCGTCAGATAATTGCGAGATCGAAACGGGGTTAGAGCGTTCGGCTATTGTCGCTTCGTATAATTCGACACAACACACGCTCGCGAATAACTCATTCATGGCCGGATCTTATTATTCTCACTCGAGCGCGTGGGGATCCATTTTGTTAGGGAGCCAGAACGCCGAGCTGGCGGACGATTTTACCTTAGCGCTCGGGTGGGCCACCGGCGCGGCTATTTCTCCGCTTGATACGAATCAAAATTTGACGTTCAAAGTAGACGGGACGACTGGACAGATCCACAGCGATTCCGGCTCGATCAGTACGCCGGCCGATTATGCCGAATATTTTGAAAACTCGAAAAAAGGCGCGCTCGCGGTCGGCTCGTTGATTGCGTTCGCGAGTGCTAAAAAAGTGAAGCTCGCGACGACCGGCGATCCGGTTTTGGGCGTTGTTTCGGCGAACCCGGCTTTTTGTGGAAACGCGGCGCCGCTCAATTGGCGGAAGCGTTACATGGTTGACGACTTCGGCGCGCCGGTTATGGAGGAAATCGAGTTTATCCAATGGAGCGAAGAATCCGAAACCGTTCGCGAAATGGTTGACGGGGAATTGACGAAAGCGAAGACCGTCACGCGCGAAGCGTACAGCGGACCGATTTCCGACGCGCCGGACGATCGACCGGAAAACGCGCGAATCTACAAAATGACCGTTCGCAAACAGAACCCGGATTTCGACAGCTCGAAGGCTTACGTTTCGCGCGGCGACCGTCCGGATCAATGGACGCCGGTCGGGCTTTTGGGTCAATTGCGCGTTCGTGTCGCCGCCGACGTCGCCGCCGGGGATTATCTCGAAGCGGGCGCCGGGGGCATTGGAGCCAAGGCGAGCGGGAAGACGGGTCTTTATGTTATGGACATTTTCAAAGCTTTCGCCGACGGCTTCGCAATCGCGGACGTTTTTGTTAAATGATCAAAATCGAATTCCAGGAAAAGCGCTTGCGGCGTTGGTTCGATGATTTAGCGGAAAAACAAGTTCCGTTCGCAACGTCGGTCGCGCTAAACAATACTGCTTTCGATGCGCGTAAAGCGTTGATCGCTCAATTCCCGCGAATTTTCACGGTTCGATCAAAGTGGATAAATAAAGGTCTCCGCGTCGAGAAATCGCATAAAACGAACTTAGAAGCCGCGATCGGTCACCTCGACGAATACATGGCACGACAGGCCAAAGGCGGCACGAAGACCGCAACAAAGAGTTTTGTTGGCGTCCCAGTTCGCGCCAGGAAGACGCCAAAGCACAAAACAACGCGCGCAAAATGGCCGGGTCGATTACTTCGAAAAAAGAAACACTTTATAAAGCCGCTTTCTGCCGGCGGCGCGCTCGGGCTTTTCAAAATCGTTGGAGGCAAGAAAAATCCAAGGCTCGAGCTTTGGTATGTTTTAGCCGAACGCGTCAAAGTTCCGAAGCGTTGGCCATTGCAAAAAACCGTCGAACAAGTCGTTCGCGAGAAATTCGCCGCAAACGCGGCCGAAGCAATGCGACGCGCATTGAAGACGGCAAAGCGCAAATGATAGCCGCCAGCCGATACAACGCCGCGCGATCGGGGTCTTTGTGGCTTTTGGACGATTTGCCGCCCAGGCTTCGCGCCGCCGGCTCGCCGGATTCCGAAGGGTTCGCGGCCGAAGTTCGTATTTTCCAGGCGTCGCACGGTTTACCGACCGACGGCAAACTTGGGCCGGTAACGTGGGCGCTATTATCGGCCGAAATAGATTTTCCCGAATTCGAGCAAACACAAGATCCGACGATATTCGAAAGCGATCACACCGTTGACAATGTCGACGACGCATTTCGACGCGTCCGCGAAGGTTTTAAGCTTTCGCCCCACCTTGCAGGGTTGGCAGCGTTTTACGTCGACGCGCTCGCGGGCGAGCTGGATCCGCTCGGAGCGCGGGCGCTTTATCAGGCTATGCGCTTTGACGGGCAATCCGTCGCCGCGCGGATTCAACGAGGTAAAAACGGCCGCCCAATAGCCGACGCGGTTCGCGCGTATCAGTACAAAGGCCGGACGGCCGAACAAATGAAACAGAGCTACTCCAGCAAATGGCACAAGTGGATCGACGGCTCACGGCGATCGGGCATGGGGATCCACTGGACAGCGGGCACCGGCGGCGCCTACCAGGCCGCGCGTTATTTGCTCTATAATAAGCCGGGAAGGGTAAGCTCGAACGTCTTTATTGATTACGACGGATCCTGTTTTATCGTCTACCCGACCGCAATCGATCGCGATATTGGCGACGACGCTTGTTTATTCACGGCGCACGGTGCTCACAATCCGGGGTGTTTTGGCGTTGATTTCGCGAGTCCGGGCTTTTTGGAGCGGGCCGGATCCGGGTGGCGGAGCAAAGCCGGGTCGAGAATCAAAACCGACATAATCTCGAAATGTGGAGTTATCGAGCTTTCGGATCTCAATCTCAAAGCTTGGAAGAACACGCCGACAAAATCGGTTTTTTGGCTCAGTCGGAAAAGCGAAGGTCGGGTTTATTCGGTTGACTATTTTTTAGCGCCGACGTGGTCTCAAATGGCGTCGTTGGTTGTTTTGGGTCGCGTTCATTCAATTCTAAACAATTGGACGGCCGACGACATTGTTTGTTGTGGCCATTATCAGCGGAGCGATTCGCGCGCGGATCCTTTTTATTATCCGCTTGGGTGGGTTCGCGAAGCTTGTTTATCCAAAGCAAGCGAAAACCTTTTAGCGCCGGGATCGTGGCTTTCACGATTCAACCCGGCCGACGTTCAAGACATTACAGTTGATTATAGACAATGGGCGAGATCGCTCGGTTGGTAGTACGAAGAGAGGGCCAAAAAATGCCGGATAGAATTCCACTATTAGATCACCGGATTACGCAAGTCGAAACCCGGATCGCGGAGCTGGATCGCGCGGTTTCCAAAATGACGAAAGAAGTTACGACGATCAAAGCTTATATCGTCGCGGCCGGCGCTATTGGCGGGACGCTCGTCCCGATCGTGTCGGTTATCGCTTCTAAGGTTTGGGGTTAGTCCTATGGTTGATTCCGTTTTTATTTTGTTGGGCGCGTTGGGCGCGTTGGGCGTCGCTGTCTATGGGCTTGTTGAAGCGTTCAAAGCGGCGGCTTCGAAGCAATGGCGTAAAAAGAAACGCGCCGGCCGCTTCGCGGTTCGAATCGCTCCGCTTTGCTTGGGTGCGGGTTTATCCGCCGTCGCATTGGGCGGAGCAATGGATTTGCTCGCGGCGTTGGTCGGATTTGATTCGGCGTTGCCGTGTTTCACTTTGGGCGCTCGCGCGCTTTTCGGGATCGCGGCCGGAACACTATCAACGCAAATTTATGCGATCGCGCGTAAACGCGTAAAAAATGCGCTCGGAAACGATGAGCAAAGTTGAGATAATATCGAAGTTCCGCCGTTTTTGGTGGCTCGTTTTTGCCGGATTCGTCGCGCTCGTCTACTTGTTGCGGCGTCGCCAGCAACCCGCCATTGCGGCGGAGCTTCTTCGAAAAGCTCACGAAGCCGACGTCGACGCGCAATTCGCAAAGCGTAGGCTCGACGACCAGGCGGAAGAAGAGATTCGCCAAATCCGGCGCGGGTTGTCCGACGTTTTAGGCGATATTGAAGCGAAAAAAGTCGACGACGTCGCGAAGCTTGAAAAAGACTCTTCAAAGCTTTTGGAGTTGTATCGCGCCCAGGGCAGGGAGTTAGGGCTTTGATCCGTTTTCTCGCGGTCGCGGTCGTTTTGGCTCAATGCGGCAACGTTTCCGCGCAATGCACGGATCCGAGCGCGCCCGCTCAATTTGTGAAATGCGCGCCTAAAAACAAGGGTTGGATCTGTCTATCGCCGAAGCTCGCAGCCGCGAACCAGGCGGAAAAGACCGCCGCCGCCGCGCGTTGCAAAGCGGAAAAGGAAGCGATCAAGAGCGAAGCCGAAACCGTCTTACGTCGCGACGTCGGGAAAATAGGTCTCGAAAAAAAGGTTTTAGAGGTCAAATTTGATTTGGCGTTGACGATAGCCAAACGAGCCGAAATCTTAGCGGCTTCGCGTTGGTCGACTTTGGAGGTCGTCGCGTGGGTTGCGGGCGCTGTCGTCGTAGGCGCGGCCGCCGGCGGCTTCGCGGGCTATTATTGGCGCTAGTCTTCGAGCAATTGGCGCAACGCGCGTTTTCGATCTAGTTCCTTATCGACCAAAACCGTCAAAAGTTCTTCGATTCGCGTCAAGCGTTCTTCGATGCTCGACGTAATAGGGTAGGCCGGCGCCGCCGGGTGTCTAGAAAAAGCCAATTCTTCGATCACTTTCAAAAGATCCCGCTTCGATTGCGCGACTAATCCTTCGTGATCTTCATATCCGGCGGGCGCGGTGTTTAAAGTCCATTCTCGGACATGGCGACCGGGACCGTTTCCCGCGCGGACATAGCGACGGGGGAGCGCTGAAATGTGGAATTCGCCGATCGGAGTCTTGACTAAATACCGACCGGATTCTTCGCGCGTTGCGTTCATAGATCCAAAGTCTAGCAAATACGGAGTGAAGCGCAAACTGTTAAACGCCGGCTTTGCCCGGCTTTGCCTAGTGTCGGAACTTCCGCGACCGCTTTTTTCGCTCGCGTTCGGCGCCTATGCGGCGGATCGTACCTTTTAGATCGAAGCTCGGGTATTTGTTTATTAGTTCAAGGAAATCGTCGATCGTCAACGCGCTTTGACCGCGTCGCAAATCTTCCAGGGTTCGGATTGAACATTGCAAAACGTCGGCAATCGTTGCCGTCCCATGCTCGCGCGTTAAAGCGTGCAAATCGGGGTTTTCAATCATTGACTTAACCTCTCGCTATTCGTTCGCAATTTTCGCGTATTGAAAGGGGATCCGTCAATTTTTTCCCGGTTTCATTCCGCATATAACGCCGGTATTTCGATCAATACGTCCGGCGGAATTGGGGTTTTCCCGTCCGGATAGCGCGGAACCCAGCAACAGCTCGCCCATTGGTTCCAAACAATGCGCGCTAAGTCGTTGAAACAATACGAAAAACACTTGACTGGGGGTCAAGTGGTCGCTGGTTCGAATCCAGTCGCCCCGACCATAAAAGCCTTTTGATTCCAATCACTTAGAGCGGAATCAAAAGGCTTTTTTTATGTCCGGAATCGCCATGGTACCAAACTATGGTACCAATCTATTTTCTAAACGCGTTACCGGAGCGGGTTTGAAAGATCGCGCGGTTTTGATTCTAAGCTTCGAAAATCCGACGCACTC